TCTTCAAGGGTTGAGCGTGGCTAACGTACTTCTAAACGTACGTCAGTATTACCCCCAAACAGATAGTGCTACCAGGCATGGGGATCGAATGTGCTTTAGCTCTACAAATGCTATGGCAGTTAAATACCTCAAGCCTGGTTCCCTTTTAGGGTCTAACGCTGACGATAATTACCTCAACACTGTCCTTAAATATGGGGACACAACGGACTATAACGCTCAGATCAAGGCGTGTAAGGTTTATGGAGTAGAAGCAACTTACTCTAAAACTGGTAATCAACAGACCATCCTTAACGAATTACAGGCTGGCTTCCCTATTGCCCTCGGATTCCTTCATAAAGGTCATGTCTCTAAACCTTCTGGTGGTGGTCATTGGATCCTATGCATTGGTTCTAGCGACAACGCTGGCATCTTTCACGATCCTTATGGGCAACTCGATGTAGTGAACGGTGGTTATGTCACCATTGGCTCTGGTGGTAAGGCCGTTTCCTATTCGTGGAAAAATTTCATCCCCAGGTGGTGCGTTGAAGGGGGTAATTCGGGTTGGTACATGAAATTTCGACCAATTCAACCCTCTAGTCCTGCATTTCTGAACACTTGGCAGGGTGTTACAAGGATTGCTGAGTCCTTTGGTGCCAAATATCCCCAACTTGTTGCTGCTCAATGGGCCTTGGAGTCCAATTATGGCAAGCATACGTCGGGTAAGAACAATTATTTTGGTCTCAAGGGTGATGGAACCATGGCTCCTACGTGGGAAGACTATGGGCAAGGGTCAGTAACCATTGTTGATTCCTTCAAAAACTTCCCTACACCTCATGATTGCATCAAATATCTGATTGACCTTTGGTATAAAGACTACAAAGGCTATCAAGGTGTCAATCGGGCTAACTCTGCCCAGGAAGCTGCTCGTCTCCTGCAACAAGAAGGGTATGCAACTGACCCTAAATATGCAGCCAAGCTCATTGAGTTGATGGAGACTAATGTTTGAAACAATCGTTGGCTACATTGGTTCAGCAATTCTAGGTGCTGCTGGTGGGGCCTTTGCTCATTCCATTGGCACTAGAACTAAAATGCAACTTCTAGAAGAAAAGGTAAGTGCTGTTGAGTTACGTACTGCTCAAGATTATGTAACTCGCACTGAGCTTGGTAACATTATCAATCGTATGGAATCTCATATGGTTCGCATTGAAAACAAGCTCGATACTATTGCTACAAAACATAATGGATAAGAAGCAAAAAGCTGATGAAGATCAATTTAACAATCTACATCAACTGATTACTAAAGCTCTTATTGATCATCTTAATAATGGTGGTGAGATCTCTCCTGCCATGGTTGGTAAGGCAATTGATTGGTGCAAAGTTAACGACATAACGGGTGTTGCCACTGACGATAACCCACTTGGTCAACTTGCCAAAATCCTCCCAACTATTGACATTGAACAGGTTCGGAGGACGGTGAATGGCTCCAAAGCGTACAACTAAACCCGGTAAAACTGCTTCATTTTATCGGGATAATCCTGATGCCTATCGTAAGAAGTTGGCTTACGACACAGCTTATGGTAAATCTCCAGAGAAGCGTGATTATCGCTCTAAGTTGAAGATTGCCAGGGTCAAGAGAGGCATTGATGGCAAGGGTGGTCCTGACCTTTCACATACTACTTCCGGTCGTCTAGTGCTTGAAAATCCTAAGACTAATCGTGCTCGTAATGGGGCAGGGAATCGACCTCGATTGAAGAAGGCTTAATCATGGCTACTAAACGTAAAAACCTCAGTAAATCCGGTCCTAGTAGAGCTACTGGTACTTCCTTTGGTTCTATTGTACGAGATCAAAGGGGTCGAGAAGAGGCTGTTAATCGAGCACTAAAGATCAGTAAATCCTCTTATTCAGGCAGAGCAACAGAAGCTAGTCGTTTGAATTGGTCAGCACCTCATCCTAACTACCAAGGCCCTATTGAAGATGTTGGTAAAGGTACTAACGACCAAATGCCAGGTGCTGATTACCCAAACAAAAAGCGTGTAAGGCGTAAGCGTAATCCATTGGAAAATTACATTTGATGTGACTCCATTATTGCCTAGTCCTGATCATTACATCCACAACCTATTAACGATGACAAGCTCTGAAGCAAAACGGCTACATCGTCAAGCAATTAAAGAAGCATTTGATTTTCAATGTGTCTATTGTGGAGTTAAACATGAACCAGATCAATTGACTATTGACCATGTCAAGCCTAGGGCTTTTGGTGGCCATTCGTTTACCAATAATCTAGTCCCTTGTTGTCGTAAGTGTAATCAGGCTAAAGGTAGTAATAATTGGCTTCAATGGATGAGAGACACGTTTGGTCTTACTCATCGGGAACAACTTATCCTTTCTCATATTAATTATTAATGGCACCTAAAGTAACGTCTTCTAGGACCCGTGGCTCCCGCACTGCCTCTCGTCGTCCTACGTCTTCTGCCACTCGTCCCCAACGATCCAGGGCCTCGACTGCACAAACGACTCAAGGTCGAGGTGGTTCTGCAGCTAAACCTACTAATCGAGTTACTAATGCCTCTAGGAGGCCCACAGGTGGCTCAGGAAGGGGCTCTCAACGTGTAACTGGTGGTACCCAGCCATCTAGGCCTCAATTGCCTGCTGGACGCTCTGGAGGGGCTATGGCTGTGCGTCCTACTGGTACGAGGGCTGTCCTTAACGGTAAGCCTGTTGTATGGACTGGCAGCGGTTGGAAACCTTCTGGTGGAGGTTCTCCCCTTGCAACTCGTGGTAACTCCAGCCCTTCCTCCCCTAGACCTGCTCGCCCGACGGTTCAGCCTGTCAACGTGCGTGATCTTGGTAGTCCTCAAACCCCTAAGGTTTCTGGTGGATCTCGTCCTGCAATTTCTCCTGGACGTAATGGTGGATCGTCTGCCGCTCGTCCTCAACTTCCCCCTGGACGTCCTGGTGGAGTATTGACTCAAGTCGGTCGAGCTGGTCTCGGTGCTGTGCTTGGTGCTGCTGGTCAGGCTGCTTTGGTTGGTGCTCAGGCTCTTAGCGTTATTGATCGTCTGAACCCCAACAGCGATTACAACAAACAACGGAATGCTGAGATCGGCAATCAAACGGCTCGGAACACGGAACAACGTACTACTGATCGTTTGCGCCGTGAAAGGTCCCAAGGCCCCGTTCGCCCTGAGCGTCTTCGTCAGCAACCAGCTCCTACCGCTCGACCTTCCTCGTCGTCTCGTTCGCAGGCACCAATTTCCACCACTCGTCCTGCTTCCCAACCAGCCTCTCGTCCTTCTTCGTCTCAAGCTTCCTCTTCTCGACCTTCTCAACCTGCAGCTAATCAAGATAATTTCCCCCAACCTCCTGCACCTCCTAAGGTCGATCCTCAATCGACTCAGGCTAAGGAGCCTAAGGGTGATCAGCAGGCTGGTACGGGTGACTTCTATGGGCCTCCGACCTCTCTTCGTCTGAATCGAGCTAATAAGCCCAAGGAGGAATCGAAGTCTACTTCTGCAGCTCGCCCACGTAGCAATGGTCCTATTGCTGGTCGTGATCAGCTTCTTCAATATAATCTTGATCGAGTAAAGAGAAAGAAGCAAGGTAACTAATCTATGAATATCCTCCAGGCTTATAGGGAGGATTTCAAAGTATTCTTGTCAGCTATTTGGCATCAATTGGGCCTTCCTCAACCGACGAGGGCTCAGTTGGCTATTGCCGATTACCTGCAAAATGGCCCCAAGCGATTACAGATCCAAGCCTATCGTGGTGTTGGTAAATCTTGGATCACTGGGGCCTTTATTCTTTGGACTCTCTTTAACGACCAAGAGAAGAAGATCATGGTTATCTCTGCCTCAAAAGAACGGGCAGATAACATGTCAATCTTTCTTCAGAAGCTCATTATTGAAACCCCTTGGTTACGGCATCTCCAACCAAAGGAAGACAACTCAAGATGGTCTAGGATCTCGTTTGATGTTAATTGTAAACCTCACCAAGCTCCATCCGTCAAGAGTGTAGGTATCACAGGTCAGCTTACAGGTTCTAGGGCAGATATTATTGTCCTTGATGACGTTGAGGTTCCGTCTAATAGCCTCACGGAAATGATGCGTGAGAAGCTGCTTCAACTTTGTACAGAGGCTGAATCTATCTTGACGCCTAAGGATGATTCGAGGATTATGTACCTTGGAACTCCACAGACTACGTTTACAATTTATCGTAAGCTAGCAGAACGCTCTTATCGACCTCTTGTTTGGCCTGCTCGATACCCCAAGACCAACATTAGTTCATACGAAGGATTACTTGCATCTCAGCTTGTTGAAGATATAGATCAAGGTGTCAAACCCTGGACTCCTACTGATCCCGACCGCTTTACTGAGGAAGATCTGATCCAACGTGAAGCGTCAATGGGGCGCAGTAACTTCATGCTTCAGTTTATGCTTGATACAAGCCTAAGTGATGCAGAGAAATTTCCTCTTAAGTTTGCTGATTTGATTGTTACCTCAGTTAATCCAGAGGTCGGTCCTGACTCTATTATCTGGTGCTCTGATCCTCGAAACATTATTAAAGAGTTACCTGCTGTTGGTTTGCCAGGGGATCGGTTCTATAGTCCTATGGTGATCCAAGGGGAATGGACTCCGTATCAAGAGACTATATGTTCGGTTGACCCATCTGGTAGAGGTAGGGACGAGACTGCTGCTTGTATCTTATCGCAGAAGAATGGATACATTTACCTTCACGAGATGCTAGCGACAAAGGATGGGTATTCAGATACAACTCTCCTTAACGTTTTGAAGATGTGTCGGAAGTACAAGGCATCGACTCTTCTCATCGAAACTAACTTTGGTGACGGTACGGTCGGTGAATTGTTCAAGAAGCATGTTCAGCAGCTTAAGATGAATATCTCCATCGAAGAGACTAGGGCAACTGTTCGTAAGGAAGAGAGGATTATTGATGCTCTTGAACCCATCATGAACCAACATAGATTGGTCGTAGATCAAAAGGTCATCGAATGGGATTATCGATCGAATGAAGATTCAGCTTCAGAAGAGAGATTGCTATACATGCTCTTCTACCAAATGTCTCGAATGTGTCGGGAGAAGGGGGCAGTTAAGTTTGACGACCGTCTTGATTGTTTGGCTCAAGGTGTTAAGTATTTCACTGACGCCATGGGTATTTCTGCCTACGAAGCTGTCAAGTCCAGACGACAGGAGGATTGGCAGTATCAGCTTGAATCGTGGCTTGACGACCCTCAGAGAGCCTGTAACCATTTGGCCCTAGGCTTCGACTTGAACCAACGACGCATGGCTAGGGGCTACTCCCAGAACGGAAAATCAACCCCGTCTTGGATCACCTTACCGAAATAGGGGCCTAGGAGCCTCTACAAGGGGCCTCTACTACCTCTTGGCTACCCTTTACCCTAAAACCTACTACAAGGGCCTTACAGCCTCTTCTAGGGGCCTCTCAGGAGCTTGTACGACCAAAGCTCATTCTAACGACAACATAGAGCTAGGTGGTAAAAGCTTAGCTTAACGACACAAAGATACCCCTAGCTCAGTCCAGATCCTTGTCGTAGCAAGCTTTCTTGGCTGATGGCCTATGTTTGCCGGAAAGAATGGGTGGATTCTGATCCCGCTGTGTAGGGGGAGATCCCAAGGGTTTCCCTCTCGCACTCAATCACGCCCCCGGCTCACACGTACACACATATAAACACGCACGCGTTAGATAATAATATATAATAATATCAATATAGAACTAAGAATAAAACCAAAACCAAGAGTAAACCAACAGCCAAAGAAGAAAACCAAAGACAACAAAGAAATAAACTAAAGACAATAAGAATAAAACCAACAGCCAAAGACAGAAAGACAAGAAGAAGAAAGACAACAAAGACAGATTAAACTAAAACCAAACGACACAGGGAATCATAGGCTGATTAAATCATAAGGACTATCTGGGTTACTAAGACATAAAGCCTTAATCCAAGACGTAGACAAAGGAGTAAGAAGTATGTCGAGGAACACCGGCTATTTATGATAAGAACTACTGTATCTATCTCTAGTAGATTAAACTAACTAAGACTAGTTAATAAAGACACAAGAAGTAAGACTGGTTTATAGATCTAAGACTGAAGCCAGGGGTAAGACTGATTAGAGGTAGTAGATTGGTTTATAGATCTAAGACTGACTCTAGGTAGTAGACTGACTCAAGATCCAAGACTACAAGACTGTAACTGATGGAGTCTAAGCGTAGCGTTCTGATGGATTAATATATTAAACCTCTAAGAGCCTAACTCGTACCTTCTAGCAGTCTTTACCAGTCTTGCCTATCCAGGTAGTCCTCACCAGTCTTTGAAATCCATAGCTCCCTAGCTACCTCCTCGTACCTCGTACTTCCTCCTATCTCCAATCCTGTCTTCTAGAACCTCCTACCACCTGTCTTCCTCCATCTACCACCCACCCCTAGAGATGCATCTTCCTGAAGTCAAGCTGATCCATGTCACTCCAGAAGCTGAAGCACAAGTCACCTACCTGGCTCGTGTCTCGAACCCTAAGGCAGTCAAAGAGCCTAACGACAAGCTCCTGCAGTATTTGATCAAACACAAGCATTGGTCTCCCTTTGAGATGGCTTCGATGTGTCTTGAGATAAATACCACCAGATCCATCTCCTCTCAGATCCTTCGTCATCGATCCTTTTCGTTTCAGGAGTTCTCTCAACGGTATGCCCAGGTCCAGGAGATCAATCAAATCCCTGAGCTTCGTAGACAGGATCAAACTAATCGACAGAACTCAATCAATGACCTTGATCCAAAAGTTGTCGAGGAAGCTACCAAGCTAACCCTTGAGTCGTATCAGAAAGCCTTTGACACCTACCATCAGCTTCTAGACCTTGGTGTCGCTAAGGAATGTGCCAGGGAGGTCCTACCTCTTGCATCTCCTACCAAGCTTTACATGCATGGAACGATCAGATCTTGGATTCATTATTGCGACGTAAGGACAGACCCCTCGACTCAGAAGGAACATAGGCTCATTGCGATTGCGTGTCGTGAGATCTTGTACGACGTTTTTCCTAGCCTTAAACCCCCTGAATGCTGAGAGGTCTTTTATCCCTGTAATTTACCCTCTAAGCACCTAAATACGTGATTGACGTCTATAAGCCCCTAGAAGGGCCTTGAATGGCTTTGAATGGTTCCATATAGCCAAGGAACAGGTTAAAGGCCTTCTAGCGCCTTCTAGGGCCCTCTCGTGGGGGCATAGGGGCCACAGGGGGTGAGGGGTGAAGAATTCTGACAGAAATTTGTGAAGTCTTTACGGATAGGCAGGGACGCAGGATTCCCCCCATGGGGTACCTTTGTACTAGCCAGGAGCCTTTTTGTATGTCGTTAGTTGCAGTATCTAGCGCACGAGTGTGCCCTGGTGAACCATTTAGGGGTCATTGATAAGCTTGTCTTATCGTTAAGCTAATGAATGATACGGCATTGATAAGGTGTACTTATCGTTGTCTGTAGCGAGTACGAAGGGTTGACACCTAGCTCGACTCATGCTATTCGCGCCCACACGTTCTATCCCTTATCAGCTTCCGAAATACTCTCAGCCATTCTTAAGCTTTAGATCGTTGCACGCTTGCACTCGGCAAGTCATACTGTCTGCAGATCACACATCACCACCCATGGACATCACCACCACGACCGCCAACACCACCCAATTCGTCAGCCTCGCCCCCGGTTTCACCTTCGATCCCTACCAAGCCCAAGCCGTCACCGAGGCCCGTGCCCTCCTGCAGGCTCAGGGACTCACCGTGCGTTCTTTCTCTGACGATGATCTTGTGGAGTTCGAGCTTCAGAGCATCGACGGCCTGGACCTTGCCTATGGCCCCTTTGCAACTGTTGCCGAGGCTCTCACCTTTGCTCAGCAGAACAAGGTTGCAATTCAAAACGACATCAGGGCCGAGATCATGGGCGAGGTTGCAGCCTGAGTTTTACCCAACACTTTCACTCAACACGCAAAGATCATGTACTCACCTGAAAGCTCTTGGACTAAACGACCAATCAAGGAGGGTGACCTTCCATCTCAATCAAGGCCAGCATGGATGATGAAACCATGGGAGAACAAGGAGCCAATTCAACTGTTCATTTTTGAGAAGAAAGTAGATGGTATCAGTCGGGGTTGACACTCACAGACTGAACCTAAATACTTTAACTCAACAACAAACCTCAGGGATTCACCTTAACCCACCAACCCATCATGGCTAACCTCCAATACTTCTTTGCTAAGAATGACGTTAATGGTAACCCTCGCCGTATCTTTGTCTATTCAGACGAAAACGGTAAGATCCTGGCAGCATGGGACGAGGGATATATAGGGATCGATTGTCTCCCTGGTGATCTTCGCCAACGTGGCAGGAATGCTGCTCCTATCTACATCAAGGTCCATCAGTATAACTGGTTGAAGAAGTTACCATCGCCTGCTTATTCTGATCAATTGCCTGCTTGATACTTACACTCACCCATAGAAAATCAAGGACTCACCACCAATCATGACCACCACAACCACAACAGCACCCAAGTTCCAAACCTTTGAGCTAACCATCCCCGCTCATTGGCTCTCAGCCATCATCAATGGAGACGAGACTGGGTTTGACTATGACGGAGACGAAGAAGATTATCAGGCTTACCTGTCGTTTTGTGAGAATGAAATCCCATCTAATGCCATCATCGAGCCAATGGATGATGAATCTGAGATCATGGTTTATCACGACGCCAGGGATTATGGAGTCCTTGCATGTGATGTAGTTCGTTGTCTGGTTTGTGCGCCTATTGATTGACTTTCACGATCAAACAGTTGCACTCAACCAAGACTAGACCATCATCTTTTGATTCGTTCACCACCAAACTAAACCGCCATGACCTCCACCATCATGAACCCAACCAACACCAAGACACAAGCTGTCGATGCTAGGTTCCGCTGTTATGTTGCAGATCTAGCTGCTTACAACTCAGGACAACTCATAGGAGAATGGATCGACCTAGACGGTTTGACTGCTGAAGAGATGCAGGAAGCAGTCTCCGATGTTATCAAGCGTTCTCCTTTTCCTGAAGCTGAAGAATACGCCATCCATGATTGGGACGGTTTGCCTAGTTCCTTTGGAGAATGGCCAGACTGGAATGTTGTCGCTAATTATGTTGCAGCGATGGAAGAGCTTGAACAAGTAGCAGAAGAGGCGTTTAAGATTTACTGTCAGCATCTGGGAGAGTTGGATAATGATGATCTGATTTCTAATTTCAGGGAGGCCTATAGGGGGTGCCATGAATCTGGAGAAGATTATGCACAAGAGTATGCGGAAGATGTTGGATTTAACGCCGACGATGCACCTTGGCCCTTTTACTACATCGACTGGTCAGCAGCCTTTAGAGACCTTGAAGTCGGTGGTGATATTTGGTCACATCGTGGTCATTATGGTTTGCATGTATTTAGCAATTATTGAGTAGCTAATTTTTTCCATTCACCCAAAGAATCACAGGTACCCACCATGTTTTACGTTTGCCAGATTAAACAGGCCGAATGTATCGTGCGGAATGTCTTTGTTGGTAAAGATGCTGCCGATGCTAAATGTTCAGAGCTTCAGGCTAAATGGGTAAAAGCTACCTTCTCAGTCTTTAACGAGGCTGGCATGGATAAGGTCGAGCTTCCTGTTAAGTGCTAATCCTTCCACTCAGTCAGGGCCTTACCTCTTAGACAAGATCGAGAGGCCTTCTTCTTTTTAAGGTTCACGATCAAATCAGGGACGCACCTTAGATCAAGGACTCAGCAAACTTCAGGGACTCACCTTAACTCTCCACCTAATCACCTCTCAACCATGGAATTCCACATTGTCGAATTGACTCCAACCAAGTGTGAGCAATTGGCTGTCTACGATTCACAGGAAGAGGCCTTTAACAATGCTTGCAAGTTCATTGACGTTTATCCTGATGGATACATAGAGATCTTATCTACTGATGAACTCATCGCCATGCAGCACATCAAAGGTTAAACCATAAAGGCACCCACTCACCATGGACTATCCACCTTCCTGCACCTTCTTCCCATTTGTTCTAGATAAAATGAGCTTCAACGCTAACACTCAATACAAAGCCATTGATGTTGATCTCCTGGCTGCTCAATGCAGGGATGCAGTTTGCACCAATGACTCTATTGGTAAAGAGCATGTGTATGTGATTGTCAACCATTGGAACTTCCCTGTTCAAATCTTCAAGACTGCAAAGGACTGTTACCAGGGACTCAAGGAGTTTAACCAAGATAAGGATAAGGATTTCTATTCCATGGTCGCCTTTGAGCTTCACTGATCCTTGCACTCAGCCAGTATCTACCACCCAACATTGACACCCATCTCATGTCTAAATACCTTTCCTTTCTTGTTGTCGTCTTTGTCTTTAGCCTCATCTCCCACGACCTAGTAGATGCCTCGAT